GAGTTCATCGCCGACTTTGAGCCCGAGGCACCCGCTTCATCCATTTGCTGCCAGGTGGCCCAGGCGAAGGCGCCGGCAGCCACTGCCACTCTGCCAGAGCAACCCCAACTCATTTGAGGACCGCACCATGCAACACCATCTTTTGGCGGAGGCCATGCGCCGGCACGGGCAGACGCCGGGCAACAGCGTCTCGCTGCCGCGCTTTGCGACTGTCGAGAACTACGACCCTGAGCTGCACTCGATCCGGGTGCTGATCCAGCCCGAGGGCGTGCTGAGCGCCTGGATGCCGCTGGGCACCATCGGCGCCAGCAGCGGGTGGGGGGTGATGGTCGCCCCTCGGATTGGGGACCAGGCGATTGTGGCCTTCCCCCATGGAGATTTCAGCTCGGGCGTCGTGGTGTCGCTGGTCTTCGACCTGGAGCACATCCCGCCGAAGCCGGCCCTGCAGTCGGGCGAGATCCTGATCCAGCACGCCAGCGGCTCCCTGCTGCGCTTCAACAACGACGGCACGGTCAAGCTGGTATCCCAAGGCACGCTGACCAGCAGCGCCCCCGAGTGGAATCACAAAGGCCCGATGAACATCGACGGCGATGTGGCCACCACGGGCGCGCTGACAAACAACGGCGTGAACGTGGGCAGCACTCACACCCACAGCGGCGTGCGCTCCGGTGGCGACACCAGCGGCCCCCCGGCCTGACAGCTCATCCCAAGTCTGCAAACCCATCAATCCGCAGGTTGAACCATGGCGCCCACTGGGCTGCACACAACCTGATCACGAAAGGAAACTCAATGAACACCCTTTTCACCAAGCTTGCATCTGCGATCAAACCTGCTGAGTCCCCTGACGTCGAGACCCAGCGCATCCGCCGCTTGGCTTCAGACGCGCAGGCCGCCGAACTCAAGGCCCGCGCTGCTCAGGTTGAAGCGGAGCGATGCCGCGCCTCGATCGCTGAAGTCGACCCGGTAGCTTTGCGGAACGCCTTGGTGGCTGAGCGAGAAACTGCAGAGGAAGCGCGCGAAGCGGTGGCCACCCACGCGGCCGCGCTGTCCTCTTACGAGGAGCGCTGCCGGGCCGAGGTGCGGCAGGCTGAAGAGGCCGCAGTCGCCGAGCGCACCAGGCTGTTTGAAGAGGCGCTGAACGCCTACACCGTCAAATGCACAGGCCTCATGGCTGAAGCCTTGCATGTCAGAGCACTGGCCCATGCGGCTGGCGCGTACGTCCCCCCTTGGGGGCTGGGCGAGCTGCTTTTCGACAACGTTGGAAACGACGCATGGGTGAATGGCCGTCAACTGATCTGGGCCCGCCACGGCTGAAAAGGAGCACAACCATGTTTGAAGCCTACAGAATCGGGATCACCCTGCGGCTGAATGACCATGTCACTCCTGCGCTCGGCCTACTTGGCGAGCACCTCATGCGGGTCGATGGTCTCGCGCAGACCTTGGGCCGAAATCTCGACAAACTCAAGTTCGAAACGGGCGGACTGAAGAGCATCACAACAGCGGCAAAGGCTGCAGAAAAAGCCCTCGATGGCTCTGCCCTGAGTACCGCGCGCCTCGAAAAGAACCTGGCAGCAGTTCACGCGATGAACCTGCCAGGTATTGGCTACCCAGGCGCCGCAGCCCTTGGCGCGGCAGGGCGTGTCGCGGGTGCCGGCCCGCACCTTCACGGTGGGGCGGTGCACCTGGGCCCTAATGGGCTTGGGATGGGCGCAATCGGAATGTCGATGGGGAGGGGCCTTTGGCCCCTGGCCGCAGCCGGCGCCGCGGTATGGGGCACCCATGCCCTGTACGAGAGCGCGAAAGACCTCGACACCGAGAAGCAGCGCTTCAAGTTGTTCAACCTGGGAGAGCAACTCAACAACGAGGCCTTCAAATTCGTTCGCGGGATGCAGGTATTCGGTTCCTATCAAACGGAAAACATGCGGTTCTTCCGTGAGGCCCAGGGCACTTTCCGCGAGTCTGGTCACAACGACAGCTCAGCCCTTGAAGGCGCCAAACTGGCGGCGCCTACCCTGGCGAAGATCCACGCGCTGACCGAATCGCTTGATGAGGAGTCCAAGGCCAGGATGCGGACCTCAAGTCTGGCCATGCTTCGATGGGTCGACATGAGCGGGGGGCTGCAGAACGCGACAGAGTTCAATCGTCTGGCGGATTTCGGTTGGAAGCTCACCCAGTCCAGTGGCGGCAACGTCAATTGGGAGCAGCTTCGCCAGTTCGCGTCGAAGGCTGGCGTTGCTGGGCAGTTCCAGTCGGCTCAGGCCCTGGCCGGCGCTGAGCCACTGCTGGGCGAGCTCAAAGGCGGGGCGATGGGGGACGGCCTGTACACGGCCTTCAAGCGCCTGTCGGGTGTGATCAAGCTTCCGAACCAGGTGGCCCACCTGTTGGCCGACACCGGAATTTGGGACAAGACCAAGATCGAGTGGAACAAGAATGGCGGTATCAAGCAGTTCAAGGACAACCCCTTCTCAACTGCCGGTGAGTTCAATACGAACTTCATCGATTGGTACGAAAAGCGCCTGTTGCCGATCTATCAACGCATGAACCTGTCCGCTGAGGAGCGGGCCCGGTACAACGCGGTGATCCTGGGCGGGACTGGTGGAAAACTCTTCTCATTGGTAGATCGACAGTTTCCTGTGCTGCAAAAGTCGATGGAGGCGGTGGCAAAGTTCAAGGGACTTGTCGAGTCCATCGATGTGGCCCGGGAGTCCCTCAGCGGCCGCGAGGTTGAGTTCAACGCCGCATGGAAGGAGTTCAAGACCGACTTTGGCGCAGTGTCACTGCCGATGTTCAGCGAGGTGCTCAAAGCCGGGTCAGGCCTGCTTCGCAACATCCACGGCTTCATGGATTGGTACAACAGCAGCAACCTGTTCACCCCTGATCGCCAGAAGGACAACCAACCCCACGAGGGCCAGCACTGGCAACCCAACCAGTCCGGCCGTGGCGGTGACTGGGTCAGCAACACTCGAGCACTGGGGCGTGGCCTGGGGTTCCAAAGCTGGGTGCCCGATAGCAATGGCGGCGGTTCCTGGGGCCCTGCTGGGGTAATTGATGGAGTACCGAAGCTCTCTCAACGGCCTGTCGTCATCAATCCCGTTGCGACTCCACACCAGCTTCAGCGGAGCAAGTCCGAGGTCTACGGAGCCGCGCCCGGAAGAAATCAATCCGCAGCACCAGGCGAACCTATGGGTGCGCATGGGCATACCACTTCGACACACACCGTCCGCCTCGTACTGACAAATCAAGGGGGCCGGGAGCTGGCTCAAATGATCTCGAAGGAACAGGGCAAAGCGCTACTGGCGCCGAACTATGGCGGGAGGTTTGACACAGGAATTGCTCCCGTAACGATGGACATGAAACTGGACTGAGGTACACCATGGCAAAGCTTCGTAAACGCACCGGTGCCGACCTGGTCGCCTTCTTCCTGGCCATGAACGACCTTCTGGCCCATCTCCGCAAGCAGCGTGAGTTCTGCAGCGTCGTCGCCTGCACTCTGATCGCCAATCCCACCCATCCAGACGCCTTCACTTTCGGCCTTTCCGCCACCGAGACCCTTGAGCAGACACGGGAGGCGGCCTTTTCCAAGTTCGAGAAGGCCGCAGTTCGCCTTTTGGGCGTCGGTCGCCGGCCGGATGAGTCGGCCTACGACTACGCCCACAGAGTGGTGGACATTGTCGATGGTGGAGACGAGGGCATGGCTGCCGCAATGCGCGCCAATGGCTTGGTGCTTGTCCTTGATTGAAACAACGGAGGTTTGATCATGAAAGAGTTCAACTCCCTTGGCGCATTTGCCAAGCACTTGGCCAGGACCGCTGCGGTGGCGCCGGTTGCCATGAACGTTGCGGTCAAAGCTGGCGCCAAGGTCATCCAACACGATGCCAAGGCGCGCATAGGCGAGTACCAGGATGGCATCGGGCCATACCCGGCCTGGGCCAATCTGGCCGAGTCCACGGTCAACGACCGGCTGGCGAAGGGCTTCACCCCTGACGACCCTCTGCTGAGAACCGGTGAGCTGCGCGATTCCATTGAGGTGGAGTCGGAAGGGAAGGTCGCTGTCGTTGGGTCTGTTGACGACGTGGCGCTCTGGCAGGAGGTCGGCACCGACAAGATACCGCCGCGGCCGTTCTTGGGGCCCGCTGCCATTGCCAAGGAAAAGGAGGTTGCGCGTGCCGTCGGCGCAGTGGCGTTCCGCTGGCTTTGTGGTGCTCCGCCCAACATGCTCGGGCGCGTCATTGACTCGTCGGAGGAGGGCAGCCATGACTGAAACCCAGATCACAGCGGCCGCCCTGCGCTGGTTCACGGCCAGGCAGCGGCGCTTAGCCATCGGGGCCGAACAGCGTCGATTTCGGAAGGAGTTCAAAACCCTGACCGGCTTCGGTGGCGCTGACTTCGACATCTCCCACCACCAACAGGCAAAGCGCCAGGAGCTCAAAGGCACTTGCCAAGGCCTGCGAGCAGCACCGGGGCCACCTGAGCCGCGCTGACGATGCATCCCTGGTGCTGGATGTGCTGGCGCTGGAGTTGACCAGCAACACCGACTCACTCACTCAATGAGGGAACCCATGAACAAAAAGACCACGAAGCCGGCCGCGAAGGCCATCGCCAAGACCGCGCCAGCAACTAAGCCTCAGGAGCCTGCCATTCCCAAGGGCGCCCCCAAAGACAAAACATTCTCGCAACTGGTGGCTGGTGTGATGATTGCCCCCGCCTTCAATGGCGCCAATGTGGTGCAGTCATTTGGGAAGGACCTGATCAACGACGAAGCCAAGTTCTTCGACATCGCCGACGAGCTGAAAAACACTTTCAAGGATGTCAAGGCCGGGAACTTGTCGGGCATGGAGCAGATGCTGGTGGCCCAAGCGACCGCCTTGCAAACCATGTTCACCAGCCTGGCGCTGCGGGCGCAGGCTCAGACCCAGATGGCGCACCTCGAGAAGTTCATGGGGCTGGCGCTGAAGGCCCAGGCGCAGAGCCGGGCAACCATTCAGGCCCTGGTCGAACTGAAGTACCCGCGACAGGTGGCCTTCGTGAAGCAGCTCAACACCACCACCGGGGCGCAGCAGATCAACAACGGCACTCAGCCCATTACACGCACGGAAGAACAGCAGATTGCCCCGAACGAAGTAAAAGCCCTGGAGGATGAACGCGATGGCAGCACGTACCTGGACGCAGGAGCAGCGACGGCGCCAGGCCGAGAAGATCAAGCTGTGGCAACCGTGGCGGCAAAGCACGGGACCACGGACTGAGGCCGGCAAGGCACGGGCTTCGCGCAATGCCTACAGGGACAGCCCTTGGCGCGCCGTTGAGGCAGAGCTGAAGGCCATTCGGGCCGTCCTGCGCGAGCAGCGGCAGGCCCTGCACCAGATCAAGGGGTGAACCCTGGTGCGGCGTTCTGCGGACAAATCTTCCGACCGCCTGGCGATTCGCTGGCGCGGTGGGCGCGTTCCTCTGACTGCGACATTGCAGTAATAGCGGTGGCCCTGGCGGCTCAAAACTGAGCCACCAGAACCGAGGGTGTGGGTGTCACTCCCATTCGCTGGCACGCTACTCGGCCGACAATCCAGCCCCATGACGCCTCGAACCCTTCGCAAGCACCACCGGGCCGCCTGTGAGCTGGCCGAGCTACTGGAGCCCCGCACGGGCCGTGCCTGCACCCTGCTGGCGCCCCTGGTGCTCCTCGGCCTGGAAGGCTGGTGCATCACCCCCAGGAAGGTCACCAGCCCGACGCCGGCCGAGCTGCGTGCGCTGTGGGCCGAGGCCTGCGCGGTTGCCGATGTTCATGGCCTGCCGCCCGCCCTTGCCCACCGTGGCCACCGCCGCGCCTGGTTCGTTCGCTGGAGCGTGGCACGGCCCACCCAGTGGGGTGACTTCGGACTGACCGTGGCTGGCAGCCTGGATGCGTGGCTTTACGGTGCTGGGGTGGGGGAGGGCCTGTAACAGTGGAGCCCCGCCCCGCAGCAGGTATCCATGTGGCTGGTATCCACCCGGTATCCACGGCCAGGGCCTGGGCCCGCACATCCGCGTTTCAAACGCCGATGTGGTTGGTTTCGTTGGCATCCTGTGAGGGCGACAGTTTGGACGCCCCTTCACTCAGCCTTGAAATCCGAGCGATGCCCTGGTCAGACCCGCGGCAAGGGCTCGCGTTTGAAACGCGACCCTTCTCGGGGGCGTCCTGCAGGCAGAGGCCCATGGCCGGCCGGGACTCCGCAGCTTTGCGGCGTCCCCGTTGGTCAGGTTGCCAGGCCCAGGTTGCCAGCGTGGTTGCCACGGAAACCGAGGTATGGCGCCCAGGGCGGCGGCGAGGGTTGCACTCGACAGTTTCCTGTCAAGCATGGCCAGTAGACTGCCAGCATGACCAAATGCCATGTCTGCGGAGCCACCAGCTTTCGCAAGGTGATCGAGCGAGACCCAGGCGGTGCGATGAGCCACCTGGGCCGGTTCGCCTGCGATGGCTGCGGCATGGTCTTCACAGATCGGCAGGTCTGGAGCGGAGTGGTTCGCGTGGCTGGCGCAGATGCACTGCCGGCCGCGCCGCTGGCGCGCGGGGGCAGCATCTCCGAGCTGGACTGACCTGCGCCCGCTCCGTCGAACTGCCTTGGCTGGCGCCTTGGTCGGGTGTCCGGTTGCCGGCCTATTTGCCACGGCTTTCGGCAGTACGCAGGCCCGGTACGCACCGCTGGTACGCGGGGAACCGCCCCAGGTGGAACCGCCACTGTTCGGAAAAATGGGGGCGGATTTCGCCGAACGCTGTCGTGTGGTTTCGAAACTGGCTCGCCAGCCAAGACCCGCGCCAGCATTGGGCCAGCGGGCAATGGGGCAGGAAATCAGGGGCAGGGTTTCGGAACTTTCCCAAGGCGATAAATCCGAACTTTTCCGCGCAGTGCGGGTACTCCACCACCGCCCGCGAAGCAGGCATCCCTATTCCAAGACCCAGAACGCTGAGCCGCTGGAGTCCGTCACTAGTTGGGCATGGCCCCCGTCAATCCGCATCCGGCGTTTCAGCTTGAACAGGCCATTGAGTGGTTGGCAATGTTTCCGAGATACCTCAACCGTTGCCGCTGCAGAAGCCTTGGACATCTCTTCGGTTTCCCTCGTGGCTCTACCTGTGTTTCTTTCGATTGCCCCCACAAACACGCCTTGAGCGTAAAGAAGCCGCGCTTTCTGACTCTCAAGTGAGTCGCATCCATAGTCACCCGACAATTTCACGTAGCCGGGAGGGATTTTTTCTTGGTACCTCTTGCAAGCGGGGCTTTCGTCGCCGACGCAGTTCTCACGCATTGCGCTGTCGATCATCTCCACAAATGCTTTTTTCCCAGCATGGAGCTTCTGTGAGTCGTCGCCGTCGTCCGGACCAAGGATTGAGGTCGGATTGACTGTCGCCGAGAACTCGATCGTGCAGTACTCCTGCAGGGGTGAGCGGTTGACTCCCAGCCAGTAGCAGACGCCCACACCCACTGCATTGCTTGTTTTGTCGAGTGCGCTACTCACCCTTGAGACTTTGAAAACGTCTGCCCTGGTGGACTCGGCATACCTCAGCACATCACCGACCGTTGATCCATCACCGGTTTTGAAGTCTGCGAGCTTAGAGGCCAGCTCCTTTGCAGTGGCCTCTGAGATGAGGGGCGCAGTTTTCAAGGCAGGCCTTGAAGCGGGCAGCAGGGCTGACGGTCGGTTTTCTCCGTTGCCGTCATTTCCGCAACCGGCAACAACCTGCAAGCAGCAGGTCAAGGCCGCAGTCCGCAGCAAAACATCAATCATCTCTGCCCCCTTCGGTCTTTGCCGTAGGCTTGAATCATCGCCTTGCGAAATCCGAGAAGTCAACCTTGGGCTGTGCGCCTCTGTGAGATCTTGCACTCTGTGACTGCCTCGTGCTACATTGCCCTTGCCCTTGCAGTAACAGGGGCGGTGCTCGTAACACCTTTCGATCAGCGGTGCAGGCTCCCCGATAGGAGCCTTTGTCACGCCCCTACATTTCGTCGATGGGCCCCGAAAGGCCTCGTCGCGTGGTTTCGGACGGGATGGGTCTCCCCGTAAGGGTGGCCGCACGCCTGATCGCGTGTTACGAACATCCCGTCCACCCGTTTCCCGTCGTAAGGAAGCTGGTGGGTTTCAGTCTCGATCAGGAGCATGAACCCATGACCACGGTATCCACCGAGGCCAGCCGCTGCGCTGCGCCGATTTCCCGCCCAGTTCCGGGCACGACCCATCCCGCTACCCCCCGCCGCATCATTGCGGAGGCCGTCGCCGCTCCCGCGCCAGATCTCCTTAACTCGAAGGAGATTGCCAGCGCGCGCGCCCAGGGACTCCTTACTTTCAAGGAGTCCCATTCGAGGGGGGTCCTCAATTTCAAGGACACCCCCCTCCTTGCTTTCGAGAAAGCCATCGGCGATTTGTCGAGAACCCCACTTCGGGGGGCTCGCGACCGTCTCCGCAACTTTGCGGAGACCCCCGACCCCATCCAGGTCCACGCCCGCGCCGTCAACAGCCTGACCATGGCGCTGCACTACCTGCGCCAGCCCGAGAGCAATGTGCCGGGCGCCAGCCGCAAGGCAGTCCAGGCCCTGGCCGCCATCAACGCGCTGCGCCTCGCCGGCCGCGGTGAGGCTGCCAACGATGGGA